GTTTTGATTTTATACAAATAACGCCCGAACAAAGACAGGCTGGGTTAGATGCAGCAGAAAATGAACTTGAAAACTTACCAACCCTAAAATAATGAGCTTAACAGGAAAGACAGGAAAATATCAAGATGAAGTACCTGGGTTACCCGGGTTACCGGTGAATCGTTATGAGCGTATATTTAAAGTATATACAGAAAAAAATAATGGTAAAGAGTTTTATTTTTACAATATACTTAACAAGATCGAAATGCCTTCTAACATAGATAGCTCTTTACTAGAAACATATACAGTCAAAGGTAATGAAGCTTTAACTACTACATCTTACAATATTTACGGTGATATTCATAGTTGGTGGATTATATATTTGTTAAACAAAGAAACGATAGGCAATAGTTTTTTTGCTAAGGGAGGACAAGAACTTAGTTATATTTTACCAGAAATGAGAGGTGTCCTTTACCAGCAAATGACAGACGCTACTGTCTTTAGCAACAAGCACTTCTAATGGCATCAATGGTTAAAAAACGTGACGAAGAATCCTTTAAGTTTAAAATTAATGGAGCTGAGTTTTGGTGTAACTTTTTAATTAGTAGAAATGAAAATGCTGAAAACGCCTACTCTAATGAAGACGGGCTCATGCTTACTCAAAGTTCAATAGTAAGCTTAGATATACACGAATCATTATTTGAACCCTTTGTAAGTGGTAGTATAACAATTAATAACCCCTACGACTATTTTGATGAAAAACATGATGTTTCTGGAGCTGGTGAGGATTNTCTACATATAAGATTNTATGATTACACTGATCAGGAAAATCCTAATCTAGATTTAATTAAACTTGAATATAGTTTTGTAATAACTGCAGAAAGTAATAGTGTATCGAAAACTGATAGATCGAATAACTTTAAATCATTTTCTTTAATAGATAAAAATTACTTTAAGTTAAATAAATTAGTACCTTATAACACATCTTTTCCTAGACAAGATAGAGTTAATAGTAAAGGAGAAAAGATATACGCTAAAAAGTCAATAGGTGATATCATAAAAGATGATATACTTATTCCTGTTTTAGGTGAAGATATAATAGATGATGATAATTGGGATTCAGGGTTACATATAATAGATAAGGCCGTGGGTACAGATCTTTCATCCTACTTAGAGCGAATACACCCCGGGGTTCATTGGAGATATTCTGATCTTTTAAAATATCTGTTAAGATTTAATTATGCTCAAACTCAAAATGGGTTACCTGTACAAACTTTTTTACAGTTTGATAGATCTAAAAATAAATATACTCTTAAACCTTTAAATGAGTACTTTAAAAATAATGATAGATATGTGCAAGAAGCATTTGCTATAGGTGATTTAACTCCCGTGCCATCTGAATACGAAAGATCACAAACTAATACATATTCAAGTAATAAAAATAATCCTTACTCTAACGAGGATATACCTTTCAATTTGTATCAAGGTACTATAAAGAATGCTGATTTAAGCACTCCGTATACCTTTTATACAAATGAATTTTTTGTTAATTATGTAGTATCTGATTATAATCCTTTTATAGGTAGCAACTTAATTACTAAGATAACAGTAGAAGATACAAAAAGATTATGGGAAGAAGATTTCATTAAATCGTTTAAACTTCTAGGAGGTACTCCTAATGCATTTTTAAATTTTACATCTGTTGAAAATAGACCTATAAAACCTTTTTCGCTACCTAAATTTGAGCATCAAGATTGTGTTAATATAACTAAAGCTCAAATGGTTTCAAATTTAACCTTTTTTAATTTACAATTAACTTTAGATAATTTAGGCGATACAGGTAGAAAGCCTGGTAGGTTTGTCGATGTAGTAAAATTTATAGAAGAAGAAGATTTGGTAGACAAAAAGCTTTTAGGTAGATGGTTTGTAACTAATGTTCATCATAGATTTTTTAAGACTAGTTACCAGACATTAATACAATGTATAAAGCCATACGTAGGCCCAGCTAAAGATGTAAGAGTTGATGATGCAGGATTAGCACCTAGTATTAATAATCTTTTAACAACTAACCAACAATACGCGTAATGTCAGCTTGTGTAGATAAATTAGTAAACGAATTAGTAGATGATGTAAATGGCTTTTTTAATATAAAAGCTCAAATATTAAGATCTCTTTTTATTAATAAGAAGCAATTTGAAAACTTAATAGTAAGAGACTGTAATGGTAATTTGCAAGGTGATTTCATGCATAACTTTTCTGAATCAGAACTTGACTTTATGGAAAACTTTTTACAAGTTTTTGAATTAGGTTTAGATCAACTTAGATCAACTAGAAAAATTTATGGGTATGTTAGCTTCAGCAGAAGGTCTACTTAAATTAGATGAATGTACTATTTTATACTATTTGAGACAAATTTTAAATGGGCCTTTTTCTTGTGCAGCTTATGACCTATCTAGAATAATATCAGGTCAAGATTTAAATCTTTTAGCATCTGTTAACGATGGTATAGGTACTCTAGGTAACACTGTTCGCTCTAATGCAGCAACTACAGTTTATGGTTTAGAACCTTTTAACGCAGCATTAGATCTTTATAACAAGCTTCCTCCTTTTATGCAAAAAAATATTAGTGATGGAACTAGAACATCAACTAATGTATTTAATTACAATTTTGAACAACAAATCTACAATGATAATACTTTACCATATATAGATAAGTTTCCTCAGCTTAGAGTTAATAATGAGTACTCACAAGGGTTTACTAATTTTGCTACGGGTAGCTTAATGACAAAAGATATACCTTTCTTTAACAAGCTTAAAAGTATCTCTAATGATATATTTGGTTCAATAAAAGAGATTTTAGGCCCAGCTGCTAATAAACTTTTTGAATATAGAAAATTTGTTAATGTCTTTTATGTTAAAGGGAGCCAAGCTTTTGGTGTATTAAATGGAGTTAACAGACTTCTTATATCTTTAGATAGAACAGAGTACGCAGTTAATAATAAAATAATTAAGGAAAAATGTGAAAATGCGCTTACTAATATTTTAGGATTCCCTATAGAAAATGATAAGACTTACGAACTTCAAATGCAAGTAGGTGATGGTGTATATGATATATACACTTTGAATGGGTTATTTGGAGGCCCTGCCGGTAGAACAGATAAGAGACCTGAAATTGTAGATCAAGTTACTGAACAACAACTTGAACAATTAGATGTTTCTGTAGTAAAGAAAGAGTTATGTGAAAGTGAAGACGATTGTAAAGAATTTAATTTTTAAACATCTCCATTTTCTTCAATTTTTATATCTTCATAAGGACCAACTACTGCTCTATAATATTCTTGCTTACAGCATTCCAATGCTCCTATCATTTCATTTAGGTTAGCATAATTCTTACCATAAGCTCTAATAAAGTTATCAATAAAAACAGTTATAACATAATTAAGTTCACCAGCATTTTTAGGAACATAATTAAGACCCGCTACATTAAGTTTATCTTCTACTTCTTCTCTTTGGTTTGGTTGTATGTAAGGCATTTTATTTTAACATTTTTGTTGAGAATTAAATTAACTAAAGCTAATATAAATAATCCAAATAAATATTTTTCTGTTATAATTATATAGAGAGAAAATAATATTAAAAAAATTAAAATCATAGAGTTTTCTCTAAATTAACTAAGCACGCAAAAGCGTTTATTTCTTTATCTACTACAAAGGCACTCTTATATAAATGATCAGCAATAGTAGCTATAAACGTTTTTTTCTTAGTATCATCTAAGTTACTATTATATATAAAATTTAAAAAGTTAGTTAGTAAAGTATCATAGTCACCTTGAAATCTATCTTCATTTTCAATTAGATATTTTCTAGCTTCTAGAACTTTTAACCCCGTTACTTTTTTATAAACCGTTTCGAGAAGCTCGTTATCGCTATTAATGTTAGCAATGCACAACTCTGAATCAATAACGTTCTTTTGTAGTTCATTGATCGCTTTCCGTAGATCGGGGAAGTGACGCTTGACGAGTTGTATAAATTTAATCTTTTGTTCATCTGATACTTTAACATTTTCTTTCTTTAGTATATGATAGCAGCGCTTTACTCCAAGCTCTACTACCGGTTTAATATCTAAAGCTTGACAGCGCGATTGCAAGGCAGGAATAATCTTATGCTTGTAATTAGCGGTAAGAATAAATCTGCAATATTTAGCAAAAGTCTCCATAGTATTACGAAGAGCTGCTTGCGCTTGAGGTGTAAGACCATCAGCCTCATCCAAGATAACTACTTTAACTCCACCATCAAATGACTTAGTTTGAGCAAAATTTGTAATATTATGTCGAATAGTATCAATACCTGATTCATCAGAAGCGTTAATATAGAGATAATTACAACCTAAGATATCATTTACTATAACTCTTGCTAAGGTAGTTTTACCCGTACCCGGGCTACCCACAAAGAGTAAGTTAGGTATCTCATCTTTAAACTCTCTTACTACCTTAAGAGTTCTTTCATCTAAAATAATATCATCAAGCTTAGCAGGACGATATTTTTCAACCCAAATTTTATCAAAATCAATCATAATTATTTACCAGAAGAACCAAAGCCTTTGCCGCCTCGTTCTGTTTCCATTATTTCTCCTTCACTAACATCAATGCTAAAGTTTCTATAAACTACAAATTGAGCTATTCTATCTCCAGCTTTAACTTCATAATCAACGTCAGTATTATTATACAATTTAATCCCAGCATCTCCACGGTAACCTTGATCAATAATACCAGGGTGAGGACAAATACCATGCTTAAATCCTAAGCCTGATCGACCTTCGACCTTAACCCAGAACCCATGATCAATATAAGCGAACATTAATCCTACATCTACAACAGCAGAACCTCTAGCAGGAATAACTTTATCTTCAACGGAAGTCACATCTAAACCTGTATCATCAGCATGATTTTTAGATGGAATAACAGCATTTTCATTAGTTTTTTTAAATTTTATTGCGACAGTAGCCATACCATATAATAAGATACTTTGCAAAATATTCAAGAGTAGATTAAATATATGTAAATGGCCGAAGAATTAGATGAAGCTGTAAACGATATTATAAGCCAACTAAAGCAAAATAATAAAGTTGCAAGAACTCCAATAGAAGAAAGTGTTCTAGATAAAGAAGACTTAGAAGATTTTCTTATCCAAAATTCAGGTAAGCTTATAAAAAAATCTCTTAGTATAGTAGATAACGTTAACGATTATATTTCTTCTGCTCCGGAAAATAGAGATGTAGCAGCATTAGCTGAACTTATTAAAGCTTCCTCATCAGCTATAGAGACTCTAAACAAACTTCATGTAGCTAAAGAAAGAAATGAGACACAGCTTGAAGTTAAGAAGATAGACGTACAAAGTAAGGAGCGTATCAATATTGCAGACAATCAAGCTAAGATTCTTCTTTCAAGAGAAGATATAATGAACGCTCTTTTAGATGACGATAAGGACGTTATTGACGTTTAAAAATTTATTCTAGGTAACTGCAGCACCTAATCCTTTATTATCTTTATAACGAGTTTCATACTGAGCAAGTGGACCATCTCTAGTGCCTTTAACTTCTACGTCTTCTACATTCTTAAGATTGTCAGTTATGGTATCTNTTAACTCTTGTATAAATTCATCTTCGGTAATCTCTAAATCCATTCCAAGCTTTTTAAGATCGTTAGCAATAGTTTTAGCTGAATTATTAATGTACGATCTATATTTAGCTTCCTGACTTGATCTAATACCTGCTGCAGTATCTTCTTTTCCGCTTTTAGTCAGCTCTGCTCCTTTTTTAGCTAGACCTCCTTTTGAAGCATCTACACCTAAGGCTTTTCCTCCAAGCTCAGCAGTTTTACTTAAAACATCACCTGCTACGCCTTTTGCTGCACCTGTTACTCTATCTTTTACTCCTTTTACAGCACCAGCAGCTTGGCTCGCTCTAGCTTTAATTCTATCAACAAGTCCTTCATTAACTTTAGTATAAGCTTCTGCAATTAAAATTTGATCGTTTTTAGTCATTTTATTATTAAACTGAACTTGGACCAGGAGTTAGATCACTTAAGTATTGCTGTGTATATGAAGTAGCAGCAGGTGACGGAGTAACAGCGTCAGACGGAATATCTGTATTACTATCTGGAAGTGTTCTTTCTGTATCTTCTAAACTGTCATTACCTCTATCAGTCTTATTAGCAATGTTATCATACTTTTCTACCTCTTCAGGTTTAATATTGACATCGCTTTTTCTTCTTTGAGCATCCGGAATAGGAGGTAGGTTAGGATAAAACTCAACTGACTGACCTAGAGTACTAGGAATTGAAACGTGATGTGTATATCTTCCGCCGCCAGAATCTAATGCTAAGTCTAGCACTACATCTAAAGTAGTAGTATCAGAATTCGCAGGATATCGAGCAGATGTAGTATCTTTAATTCCTACTACTCTTACATTAAGACCAGAGTCAATCATCTGCTGAAGTAACTCTTGCGTATTCGATCCAAGAGCTTTAAATTCGTCTGTGCTCTTAAAATTATCGTTAAATTTAAAACAATCCCCTACTAGGAATCCTCCACGCTCGTATCTTCTCATATAGGATTCGTGTAGATTAATAAACTTTTTATCAGCCATATTATTATTTATGCAACCCTGCAAAGAATCATACAGTTCGAGTTATTAATCTTTAAGAAACTCTGCTAAAGTATGATATGCTGTAAATACTTCAATTTGATCTTGAGTAGCCTCTCCTAAATCCTCGTCTATTTCAAAAGAATGCGAAGTGGCTACAACCTTCTTTATTACCCATCTATTATTTTTTAAGTACACATCTCCAAATAACATTGAAGGCAGTTCTAATTTTTCATAAACTGCGTTCTTTACTGCATCTGCTAATTCTGAATTAGAGATATCTACACTTATACTAGCTTTACCATTAACGACCATAATCTAATTATATTATAGTTCCTTTATCCTGATATGCTACATTAAATATAATAAATGGCTCTCATTAAACTAACAGATATTGCAGCTAGTGATTTAGATAATTCTTCATTAGAGAGAGGTTATTTGTATAAAGATTTATTTTTAGATTTAAAGACTACAGTCTACTACAATAAACAACTTAATAAAAACTCAGTACTTAAGGATGTTCAAGCGTCTTTTGATGAAAATGCTATTCGTAATAGTATAACTAACATCTTTTTAACTGCTCCAGGAGAAAAAATACTAAGTCCTGAATTTGGTTTAGATCTTAGAAGATATCTATTTGAGCCTATTTCAGACTTTAATGCATTTGCTATTAAAGACGATATTGATAATAGATTACCATTAATGGAGCCGCGAGTTGAGGTAGAAAATGTAGAAGTTGTTCCCTTACCGGATGATAATGAATATATTATCTCTCTACAAATAAACATACCTTCCTTAAATGTGTATGGTTTATCACTAAGATCAACATTAAATAACAATGGGTATTTTATATTTTAATTATTATGGCAACTTCATCAGATAAAGATAACGAATTTTTAGACTTTAGCTTACCGCAAAATGCATATGCAGCTTTTGATGCAGTAAGCTTAAAAGATTATATAGTCAATAGACTGAATACAAATGAAAAGTTTACAGATCAAAACTATGATGGCAGTAACTTGGCAGCAGTAATTGATATTATAGCTTATTCTTACCATGTACTGTTATTTTATTTAAATAATACAGCATCTGAGGTTAATTTTGATCAAGCTTCAATCTATGAAAACATGAATAAGATTGTAAAGCTTATAGGGTATAAACCTGCTGGAAAGCAAACTTCAATAGTTCCTATAAATGCAGTAGGCTCTTCTTCTATGGCTATAGGTAATTATACTATTAGAAAAAATTCTTATTTTCTAGCTGATGGCATACAATATAATTTTATCAAAGACTATTCATTTAATAAAACTACTAGTAGTTCTGAGACTATTAAGACTTTAAATGATACAGTTGTTCTTTACCAAGGATCAATAAAAGAATATCCTGATTATAATGCGCAAGGTGAAGAGTTTGAAACTTTACCGATAGTTGTAAAAAATATTGTTGATAATAATACTCAAAAATTTATAGCAGATAATACTATAGATGTATATGTAAAAGAAGTATCAAATAATACATACTACCTTTACAAAGAAGTTGAAAGCTTATACTTATCAAGTTCTAATGATAGAGTATATGAAAGAAGATTAAATGAAAATGGATTTTACGAAATAAAATTTGGTAGTGGAGTTTTTGGAAAAAAATTAGCTGAGGGTGATATTGTTTCAGTAAATTATATTCAATCAGATAATACGGAAGGTATTATAAGCAAGAATGTTATTAATGGTAATAAGCTATTTGTTTATGATTCTTTAAGACAAAGACAAATCTTTAATGATACCTTTGCTAATAAGGACGAAACTACCTTTATAGATATAACAAACAGTTCTTTATTAACGGTTAATAATCCTCAAAATTCAACTTCACTATCAGATGAAGAAACGGTTGATCAAATTAGAAAAAATGCTCCAAAAGCTTTTGCTTCGCAACTTAGATTAGTTACTGAATCAGACTATGAAGCATTTATAGCAAAAAATTTAGCAAATGTAGTTAACAGTGTAAAAGTAGCTAATAATGATTCATACATAAATGAATATATTCAATATTTTTATAATATTTGTATTGATCCTAATAAAGTAAACAGAGTCTTAATTAACCAAATTAATTTTGCTGATGCGTGTGATTTTAACAATATAAATGTTTTCTGTGCTCCTACTTTTACTATTTCGCAAGATAAATCTTTTCCACCTTATCTATCTGAATCTTTTAAAAATTTGCTTGTAGAGACATGTAACGAAC